CACCCCGCCGGCCGTGGTGACCGTGACGCTGCCCCCGCCGCTCGATAGCGAGTAGGTGCCCGCCGTGCACCCGACGCCACCCACCGCGGTGAGAATCGCCGCGGTAAGTCCCATGCTCGTCACGCTCGCTGTCGCGGTGGATCCTGTGACGTTGGCAAAGGCGTTAGGCGGCGGATCGATCGTAATGGTGGGAAAGGCACCGGGCGAATAGGCCCCGCCGGTGTAACCGCCATAGGGGACAATCGTCAGGGATTGAAGGGATCCGGTGATGCCGTTCAATGATCCTTGGTTTAGATTCACCGAGTTTGCATACTCGTTGCCTTGGAAATCGACTTGATAGCCTTTGCTTTTCACGAAGGCGCCGGAGGTGGTGGGACTCCAGATATTGCCCGCCTGGGTCAAGGTGCCCGTGCCGGTGGACGCATACGAAATAGTAGTGGCCGTGGCGCCCGTCACGATCGCACCCGAGGCCGGGGTGTCATAGGCCGCCGGTTTCATGTTCTGCACAATGATGGTCGAGCCCACCGGCGGCACCACCGGGGCGTTGAAGGTGGCGGTGCCGACAGCGCAGTTTGTACCGCAATTGGCCGTGGTCGTGTTGGCGTAGGAAACCGAATTGTAGGTGCTGGCCGTGATGGTGAAACTACCGTTGTACCCCGCTCCCGTCTGCCCGGCGATGGTCAGCGGACTGCCCACCGCCGGAGGCACCACCTGCGGTGCAATCAAGACCGTGGCGGTGGTGCCGTTACCTGAGGGACTGCTCGCCGCCACCGTCGAGGAGAACGTGAGCGTAGCGGTGGTGCCCGTGCCGGTGGCTGCCGTAGGCACCAGGCCGGGGTAGATCTGCGCTTGATGAAAATCTACCCCCCACCCCACCTCCGGGGCGTAGTTGGAAGCGAAATACCGGTAATTGGCCCCCAGGTACGTGGAGGAGAACGTAAACGGGGAATCGTGTTCGACTTGGGCAAAGCAAATGCCGCACTGCCAGGCAGAGGCCGGGTAGTTGCCGTTGGCGAACACCAGGGCCTCATCGCTGATGACGCCTTGCGCAGCATCCGCCGCCCGTGTGGCAATGTTCATCCCGTGCTTTTCATACGAGGTGCTGCCGAACGGCAATTGAACGTCAAACTCACTCGTGGTGGTGAGTGTGTAGGCGTGAATCGCCGAGTTGGCGAAAATGTTGGGGTTGAACCCGAAGATATTGCCGTTGCTCAGACTGTGTTCGCCATAGACACCCAGCATGTCTGAGTTCATATTCACTTTCGTGAGCAACGCATTCACATTTTGCGTGTTGCCACTGACCGGGGGCGCGTTGATCGTGATTTCAAATTCGCTGCCGCGCGTGCCGTTCCACCCGGTATTCAGATTTTCATTGGCCGCGAGGAAACCGCAGATATCCCCGCCATTCGGACAATTGATCGTGTCCTGGTAATTGGCGTAAATCTGATCCGCGCGCGGAGGGCTGGCGCCGATGCTGGTATAGGTGCCGCTCACGGGAGCGGTCATGTACATCCAGCTATTGGCCGCCGAGGGCCCTGTGCCTGAAACTACCAGTGCGTTAGGTTGAAACAATGTTGCTTGAATCGAGCCCGCGGTGCCGTTGGTGCCTAAGCTTGCGCCCGTGCCGATGACGAATTCACCCGTAGCGTTGGTGTTGACGCCAGGAACGAGTGCGTTCCAATTGGTTGAGGCCGTCGAAGCGGCGTTCAACGTTTGGCTGGGGAACGTGCCCGTAAGCGAGAGATTCGTGCCAAGCGAAACGGACCCCACGGGTGGATTCGTCCCGGTCCCGCTATTGAGGAGCTGCGCCGATGCAGGGATGGTCACACCACCGCTACTGCTGATTGTCACGCAGGTTATCTGCTGATTGGTGGTGTTGTACTGCAGCGCGTCGTTGGTCGCGTTGCAATTGGGGATCGTTTCCCATGCCGCGGTCGCGGATGCGGTGGTCACGAGGATCTGGTTAGCGAGCGTGTTCATCGGCACTGATGTGCCATTGATGGTTGTGATGGTGAAACCAGGGGGCAATTGCGTGCACCCAACGGGGATCTGCGCGGTGTTATTCAGATTGCACAGCACTTCGTTCGCCCCAATCGGTTGCAAGCCGGTGGTGACGATCGAGCTCTGCCACGTCGTGCCGTTCCAATACACCGTGCCCATGTCAACGGTCTGCGCGGGCGTGCCGAGTACCAATTCATTGCTGGGCAGATTGATGAAATAGAAAGTGCCCGGCAGCGGAGTGGGGGTCCACGGATAGGTTTGTGCCCACGCCGTCCCCGTGGCGAGGAGGAGCGCGAGCGCGCGCAGGATCTTAGGCATATGCTAGGGTGACATCCGCGGCGCCCACGATAACCACGGTGAGCCCTGTGAACAATTGGACGGGCACACCCAGGAGATTGCCGCCCACGGTGGCACCCCAGACACCCACCACCGTGCCCGAGCCGGCGGAGTTGTCATAGATGGTCACCGAGGTGCCCGCGGTGTTGATGTTCACCGCTGCAAGCATGCCGACATTCGCCGGGGCTCCCGCGGCGCCCTGATTGGCACCGATGCCGGAAAGTAGGGTGGTGGTGCCCGCCCCTGAGAGGTGGGCGTACTTGTAAACGGTGTCCGTTGACATCATTTCACCGGACTGATCGAGAACAACGGGAGTGCGGGCATTTCACCCGCCGCGGGCCCCGCCGCTACACCGTTCGGCTTGATAACCGGCGTGACTCCCGTGGGGTCATAGCGCGTGGGCGGATGGGTGTGAACCGGCGGGGAATGCCGGTCGTCGGGGCGCACGGGCCCGGTTACCGAAAATGGGTACATGCCTTGGCTCCTACAGGTTATCCGGGTCATAGCCGGCCTCCTTATCCTTTATACCATGCTTGACTTTTTCCCATGCCACAGCGGCATTGATGACCTTGATCTGGACATCCACGGGTTCCGCCTCAAGCGTGTCCTTTTTCAGCAATCGGTCGAGTGCAGTGTCGATTTTCTTGTTGGGGCTCAGTTCATCGGTCATGGTGCAATTCCTAGTTCATCGGTCTGACTGACGTCGAAGGGGCCGCGGAACCGTTCATCCTGGGTGGACCCTACCCCGAGCGCGGCACCGGCGCCGGGCGCCATGCTCTTATCACCCAACAGAAAAGGTTGCAGGATTTTCAAGCCTACGCGGCTGTAGAGCGCCGGAATCACGGCCGCGGCGGCGAGCACACCGGGATGGCCCATGGCCGCTCCGATCCCGCCGCCACCCAGCATTTCCAGCACCGCCAGGCGCCCCGGAGTGCCCGAATCCGGCACCAGATCGCCGCCTAAGACTGTGGACCCTGCGCGCGCCAGGGGCTGGCCCAATGCGGTCCCGCGCGAAAATTTGCGTTTGCCCTTGGACTTATCCTGGGAGCGCACGGCACTGGTGTACTGCGCCGGGGAGTGCACACCCCCCTGCTTTTCGGCACCCACCCGGGAGGAGGCCACCCGGGCAATCTCGAAGATCGCGTACCCGCGGCGCAGCTTCTCGTATTGCTTGGCGTACTTCGGGTTCGCGAGCTTAATCATCTTGTCCATGGACTCGCGAACGACGATGAGGGCCGCCGCCACCTTACGATCGGCCGGCGTGGTCGATATTTGATGCGCCTCGATTTCATTGCGCAGGTTTTCGCGCGCCTCCTGCAAGCCCTTGCCGGTGGCCATGCCTTTCGGGTCAAAATGCCGCAGCACCTCCTGATCGATGACCCGGGCCACCGTGGCCGCTTGTTCCGCGGGCAGGGAGCGCTGCGCGATCGACTTGACGTTGGACAGGTCAGTGCGCAGCGAGGATGCCTTGGGGTTTAGGCTCTTGACGTTCAAATTCCCCTGCAGCTTGGGCAGGATCGTGGAGAATTGATTGTCGAATTCCGTCATGCCGTGGTCGATCGCTTCCCGGCCGCGCATGCCTTTCGGCAGCCGCTGGCCAATCTCTTTAAGCCCGTCGTTGATCGTGGCGTTGGCAAAGTCCGCCACCGACTCCGAGCGCGCGTGTTTGATGACCGTGCCCAATACCGGAATGCCGGTGAGTTTTTGCTCCAGATCGTTGGTGATACCTCCCTTGATCTGCCCCGGCGTCATGGTCACATCATTATCCGCCAAATGGCGCACCTCCGGGGTGATGGCCTTGGCTGGGAGCCCCGGGGTTTTCGCCGCTTCCTTGCCCAGCTTGCCCCCCAGAATGTTGCCGCCGCCTTCGATGGCCGTCTGTGCGATCGTGCCCGCGAGTGGGCCAAATGCATCCCCCAGGCCTTCGCCCGCCGCGCCGCCCGCCTTGTGCAACAATTCACCCGGGATCCCGAGCACGCTCATGGCGTCCTTGCCCCCTTGGGTACGGGGATTATAGGTCATACCGCCTTGGACCTTTTCCACCACATCGGCCGCCGGGGTGTTCGTGATCCCGAGGGCATTGCCGATGCCGGCGCCGATCCCCGCGAGGCCCGCCACCGGCTGCGCCACGGCCCCTGAGGCCATCGACATCATGGGTTCTACCGCGGCGCCCACCAGATCCTTCACCCCGGGGGAGTAATACCCCCCTTGACCATTTGATACATTTTTGGATTCATTGGGGGGCGGGGGAGCCGCGGCGGCCGCCTCCGCTTCGGCGCGTGCGCGAAACTCGAATTCCTCAGTTTCCGTTGGGGTGGTCACGCTTCCACTCCTGATACCGGCGTTCCTTGTCAGGGTCCGCGAACGGTTTCACGGGCGAGGAGTTCGGATGCGCCGGTGGGGTCGCCTCGCGCCCGGGCTGGGTGCCGGCGCGGATCGCCTGGCCCAGATCCGCCTGGGTGCCTTCGAGCGCACTGTGCGTGGCGGCCACCTCCTCGTTGATCGCTTTCTTGATACCGGCCCAATTCTGATTATTGATGGCTGGTGAGAACAACCCATCCGCCCAATCCTGGGTGGTGGCGTGGAGCTGCGCATTGCTGCCCGGCATGGTGACCGATTCGATGTATTGCCGGCCGGTGGCGCCCATCAAGGTTTTCAGCTCAGACAGATCCTTATCCCCGAGCTCAGTCTTCACCTTGTTGAAGATCTCGTTCAGGCTCATGTTGCCGTCGCCATTGACCTTGGCCACGAGTTGATCGATGCGGCTTTCCATGGTTTGAACGGACTTCGTGAGACGCTCCACGCCCGCCTTGCGCTGTGTCGCCTGCCGCAAAGTTGACCCGTAGGCGTCCGCAAACTTGCGCGCCGCGATCGGATCCCCGGGGTCCACGCCCTGATCGGCCATCTTGTTCAGAAGCGGAATGATCTGTTTTGCCCCGAACCGGGATTTCAGGTCGTTCACAAACTCCGGATCCCCGCGTTGCATGGCCTGAATCGCGAATTCCTGCCCCGCACCGGTCAACTGTTCCGCGCCACCGGACTGCGCAATCTTCTGCATCTGAAAGCGCGCATCGATCTGTCGCCGTTGACGCTGATCCATGTCGGAAATGCGCGTCAAGCTCGTATCCATCGATTCAATCCGCTTCCAGATGCCGTCGATCGATTTTTGCTCCGCCTCGAACTTGGTATCGTCCCGGCCGTACTTGGCGGATGCGATCTTGATCTGTGTGAGCATGTCATTGATGGTCAAGCGCTTGTTTTGTAGGATATCGGCAAATTCCTTCTGCTGCGCCTCACTCTTGGCCTTCGCTTCATCAAACTTGGTCTTATAGTCCTGCCAATCCTTCTCCGCGCGCGCCTGGTCCCCCTCCAGGTGGCCTTTCAACGCGCCATTCAGCGAGGCCGTGACCCCCATCCAATTGCCCTTCGAGGCAATGCCGGCAATCAGGGCCATTCCGAGCAAGGCGCCGGAAAACTTCTGGTATTCGTTCGGGTCCACCAAGGGTTTGGGCTGGTAGGTGGGTAGATCGGCCTTCGGCGGAGGTTTCACGGCCCCCAACTGGTCGATCTCCTTCGATACCCCGGCCTCCATCGGCGCGAGCTCGCCCTCGCGCTGCGTCGCGGACTGCTGGCGCGCGGTATCGAGCGCACTTTGCCGGCTGATAGCTTCCTGCCGATCGGCCGCGATGTCCTTTTGCAGCGCTTGGGGGTCTGCGCTCATCCGCCCACCGTGACTCCGGGGATCCGATAGGCCCCGGTGGTGCCGGATTGCAGCAAGAGCGCGAGCTCACCGGTTTGAGCCGCGAGTTGCTGTGCCTGTTCGGACTGTTGCAACTCCGTGTTGCCGATGCTGGTCAGCACCGAATCCCCGCCGGAGAGTTCCGACAAGGCGGCCTGGACGTTTTGCTGCTGGACCTGTGCGTAGAGGTTTTGCCGCTGCACATTCAGGTTTTGCTGCATCTGCGCGATCTGCTGCTGCACAATCCCCGAATTCGCGTTGCCCTCGCCGGAATTGGCCGCCGCCTGCTGAATCGCTTGGGTCTGCTGCTGGATCTGCTGGTCGATGGTGGCGTCGATCGAGGCCTTTTGACTGGACCACTCCGGCGTCGCGGTGCCCCCCGAATTAATCACCGAGGTGGCGCCCTGCACCGCTTGAGTGGCCGCATTGGAGGCCGTGGTGTCGGCATTGGGCAGGTTCGGTTTGGTCAGTGCCGACTTGAGCGAGAGCCCCAGTAACCCGGCGGTTGCGGCATTCTTGCCGTTTGAGAGCCATGAACCCAGGCCCCCGCTGCCTGATCCGGCGGCAACGGTGGGGTCGGTCGCGTCAATCCCGGTGGCCGCCGGGTTGATGGTGGCGTTGGCCACGTCGAAGTCGCTGAACCCACCATCTGCGGGCCCCACCCCCAATTGGGTCGCCAGATCGCTCGAGAGCGGCTGGATCGAGGGCGCCGAATCATCCGCCGACAGGAACGAAAGACCCCCGCCGCCGGAATTCAAGGTTTGCCCAATGTCCGTGACCCCTGCGGGGGTGCTGCTGGCCGTGGCCTGGGACAGATCCTGGGGTGAGCTCGCAGTGCCGGGAACGCCCGATCCACCACCCCCGGGCGCCCCGCCGGCAAGCCCCGCGGAAGCCACCCCGAGGCCACCCACCCCGGCGGCCAAGTCCCCGAGCGACGCCCCGCCGGCTGCCCCTCCGGCGCCTCCCGCCAGGCTCGCCGCCGTCACCGTCTGTTCGGGCAGGGTGGCGCCTAACGCCGCGGCGCCACCGGCGTCCGCCGCTACCCCACCACCTAGGGCCGCCCCGCCGGCTAGACCCGCATCTGCCGCGGCTGCCCCGCCGGCAAGGCCCGCATCCGCCGCCCCGGCAATGCCGGCGTCCGCGGCGGCGGCACCGAGACCCGCATCGGCCGCTCCGGCAATGCCGGCGTCCGCCGCCACCCCAAGTCCCGCATCGGCCGCGGCCACGCCTAATCCTGCGTCAGCCGCTCCGGCCGCCGCCGCTTCCGCGCCGCCGCCTTCGACTAACCCCGCGAGCAAATCCCCGCCTACAGCCAATAAATCTGGCATGGCTACAGCCGCTTAACCCAAATGCGGTCCATCGGACGATAGCCGAGCTTGGCAAGCACGATGCCCAATTCCGGATGCTCGAGCTTTTCGTGCTGCTGGACGAGCACCACCCCCATGATGCCCTTCAAGCTCGATTCCGAATAGCTGATGAGGTGTGCGCCGATGCGATTGCCCCGGTACTGCGGGGCCAGCCACAAAATATCCTGCTGCGCCTGGAGAATCGAATAGTGCATGGAGGTGATGACCAGATAGACCACATACCCCACCATGACCCCATCGATCCGGGCGGTAAAAATTGCCAAATACCCGGCCTTGGCCAAGCGCGCGTACACCGGCCAATTCGGCTTTAGCGGGATATCCTGAAAGGTGGCGAGCTCCCGATAATGCCGCTCGAGGAGGGGGACGATTTCATCACGCACCGCGGCGTAATCTTCGAGCTGGTACGTGACCGCGGGTTTCAGTTTCGCATTCATGTGAGCCCCAATTGTTGGTACTCGAAATCGTGCATGTCTTGATGCACGCTCATCCAATCATAGTATTGCTGCGCGTCGCCAAAATCGACCACGGATAGATCGGGCGCCAGCGTCGCGCTCTGCCCAAGGAGAGTGTAACTCTGATTGTGGATAAAGGCGTGCACCTGTAGGAAATCCCGCAAAGCGGCAGGAATCGGCCGCCCGGCAGCGCCCTCCCGCATCAAGGCCACCCACGCATCCTCCGCGGCCTGGCTGTCGATCCCGAAGGTGGAGACCGTCACCCCGAATTTAGCTTGAAAGGCTTGGGATTCCGCCAAATGCACGAAACGATGGACCAGCAAAAAGTTGCGCAAGCCCGACGCATCGTTGAATCCGGTGGTGGCAGCCAGATCGATATTCATCAACCGGCCAGCATGTTGCGGTCCTGTTTACCGCGCAGGGCCAGCAAATCGATCTGCGTCATGTCGGTGGACCCGGTGACGGTGAGCCCCAGGTACTGGCTGCCGCCTTCGGTAGATAGAGTCACCTCGAGCGCATACCCATCGGACGGCACATCGATCGGGCGGGTGGGGGTGGTGGCCGTTTCCGTATCCACGTTGATGATGACCCCGGTGGGGTTAATCCCCTGGAATTGCCCTGCAATCGCGGCATTCATCGATTGTTTTTCGTGCAACGGCGCCCCGGCATCCCAGAGTTTCGTGCGCAGGAGCCACGGCAGCGCCACCGCGGGGGAGAAACACCGGTAGTAGGCCGTGAGCGCACCGGTGCAACGAAAGGCCGCCAGCGTCGCAATCCCGGCCGCGGCGTAGGTGAAAGAGGCCGTGGTGTAGAAGCCGGCTGTGAACGGGAACGAATACACCCACCACCGCCCGCGGAAAAAGAGCACGAACAGCGGGCGGGTGACCGTGGCAGTTTGAGCAAAATCGTCGTTGATGACCAATTGCACGACCGCGCACAGCTCGCCTGCCACTAGCACCGTACCCCCGTACACCTGGGTACCCACGGCGGCGGCGATAATCCCTGAAATCTTCTCGCTGATCTTCTCCGGGGTGGACCCTGACAAGAGGTAAATCCCCGAGGCGTGGTAGAACACGATGCCCCGGTAGTAGGAAAAAATCGAAGATGCAAGCGAACACCCCACGGACCCGGTGACGTTGATGCGCGAAAAGGATGTGACCCCGGCGGCCACCGTGACATTGGAGAGCGCATCGATCGAGGTGTCCCCGAAAATGTACAGGTAGTTGTTCGCGGCATAGAGCGCCGTGATGTTGGCCACGAGGTAGGCATCGGGAATGGTGAACGATCCGCCGACGCCCCCAAAGCTCACGTAACTATCGATGTCGGTGAAATTCACCGTGCGCAAATAGCTGATCCACACCCGCCCGTCGTAGGTCGCAATCGAAGTGCCGGAAATGACCCCCGAGGGAACCACCGTCCACGTGTCCCCGTAATTGTCGACGAGCGTTCCGCCCAAGGCATAGCCTGATCCGCGCGCCAAAATGTTCATGGCGGTGGGCTGAATCTTGACGGCTACCGCAACCCCCGTCCCGCCGCCCGTCGTGGTGGTCACCGTGCCGCTGGGACCGGTGGTGGCCGCCGGGCTCGTCGCGCCACTCGTGTAGATGGGGCCCGGGTAGGAGCCCCCCGTTGGTAGCGTGATGGTGCCGATGGGACCCGTGGCACCGCCGCCCGTGATGGTGGCGACAATGATCTGCGCCGGCAGGGTAGGGTTATTGTCGGTGAGGTTGATCGTATCCCCCACGGCGTAGCCCGTGCCCGCATTCACCAGATTGACGAACACCACCTCATAGACCGGCTGCAGCATGGCGCCAGCACCGGCCAAACCCGATGCCGTGAGGAATACCGACACCCCACCCGGGAGCCGGTTCATGATCCCGTTGGTAATCGAGGCCACCGCATTGTTTTGCACCGTGAGCACGCCCGGCGTGGTCACCGCATAATCCCAATAGCCGGTGGGATCGACAATCAGGAGCCCCTGGTTATTGTAGGGGGTGGCGAAGGTCTGTCCGGAGGTGAGCGTGCCGGTAAACACTTTGGTCCACACCCCGGTGGCCACGGTGAGAATGTAGCCGTTGCCGGAGGATGCGAACACCACCAAGGCGTAGGTCACCCCGGACACGTTGAAATTACACGTGTAGGTGGGGCTCGTGGCCTCCGCCACCGTACTTAATTGCGCCGCCCCCGAGACGGGAAGCACTTTGCCGGCGGCAATGGGGATCGCGTTTTCGCACCACCAAAATTCGTTATCGTTGATGGCCTCGCGCGCGGCCAGGGTGTTCATACCCTCGAACTCGCGCAGTACAAACTCTGGATTCTGCCCGCCGACACCGGCTTGAGCTCGAGGCGGCATGGCCTAGTCCGGATCCTCGTAAGGGTCGGGGAGCCGGCCCACGTAGACCGAGACGCACTCGCGCATCGTGCGGGTGTACTCGTTCAACTTGGTTTCCGCCTCACCGTAATTTTGCGCGTTGTGTTTGGCGAGGTAGGCCGCATAGAACTTGATCGGGTCCTGATTGACCACTGGAATCACATCCACCGTGGTGGTGTCCCCCGTCACATAGGGAGTGGGCAAAATCACCGAGTCGATTTCCACCGGGTAGGACTGATCCGGCGGCGGGGCGATGAAAAACGAATTATCCCCGTACTTGGCCCAGGCCGCCGGCTGTCGTTGGTAGGAGCTCGCCAGGAACGGACGCCACCAGGCCGAGAAATTGCGGAACGGCGACCATTTCAGCGCATACCGCTCAGTGCCCCACAGCGGCGAAATGTTGAGCACGTCATAGGTGTTGATGTTGACCACACCGATGGCGACCGAGGCGCCCGTGCCCGTGGCGTCGCTGATCGTGGCGGTAGGGGCACTAGAGTAGCCGCTACCGAAAGAGGAAAACGAGATAGTGTTGACCGCACCGCCGCTGACTCCCAAGGTCGCGGCTACACCACTGCCTCCACCGCCACTGAAACTCAATGTGGGTGCCGTGTAGCCGGAACCCCCCGCCACGATGATCCCGCCCGAGGCCTGGCCGTAGAAATATTGCTCGATCCCGGCCGTGAAGTACGCTGTCTGCAGGGTGCGAAGGCACCCTGTGTCCATGACGATCTTTTTGCGCGCCTCGTTGATGTACCCGTCGATCTGCGGAATGGACCACTTATCGGCATTCGGGTCGTGGAGCTGATCCAGTACCTGAAATTCATAGGTACCTGGCGTGGTCGAGGGCCCGAGAGTGGTCATTCACTCACGCAATCTCGGTGGTGTCCACGTCCCGTTTCATCGCGGCGGCCAATGCCGAGCGGGGCGCCATGACGGCTTCCTCGAACACGAAGCGCGCGAGTTGCTTCACCCCTTCGGGGTTATCCTCGTATTGCTTGCCCTTCTCATTCAAGCGCACCGCCCAGCCCAAGCGGACAAGAATATCGGTCTTGTTTTCCAGGCCATAACCCAACATGTGTTGAGCGGCGGCCTCCGACACTAGCACCGGTTCGCCTGGGGGAAAGAGGAATTCCTCCCCGTTGAACTTGTCCATGTGCGGTTCGGGATTGCGATTCGTGACGTAAACACTGCCCATAGGTCAACTCCGGGTGTGAGTGGTGAATCCGGTGGCCGGTAGCGGCAGCGCTCGAGGCGCCGACGTTCCCGGCCACGCATTAGAAGGTTTGCAGCTTCACGACATCATTCTGCCCGTTGACACCGAACACCGAGGCGTTGGCGGTGGAGGGCGCCGCGGTGCCGTTCGGAATCGCGGTGTAGGTCGGAACGGCCTGGAAATTGACCCCCGCGAAGGGGCCCGCCAGGGCCGGCACGCCGGTGAGCGTCGTGATGTTCAGGGGCGGAGGTACCGGGATTGACAAACCCTTGTCATACATCGGATTGGTGTACACCGCATTGCCTCCTACGATCCCACCGTTGATGACGCCTCCCGGGGCGGTGCCGTATCCCGCCCCGGCAGTGCCGGTAACGGCGCCGCCCAAGGTGAAATTCATGATGGCCGTCACCGTGGGCGCCGGGTTCGAGGTGCCGCCGAAGGTGAAGGTGGGCACCGCAGTGAGCCCCGTGCCGTAGAAGGCCGGCCACATCATGGTGACCGTGCCGGAACCCACCTGGCCGTTGTTCGCCGCGATCCAGCCGATGACCGCGCCACCGCCGGTCAGATCCCCGGGTTGCGGGACCACCGTGATGCCGGGAAGACCGAGCAATCCGGCACCCTGGCTCGTGACGGTGATCGAGGAAATGGCGCCGCCCGAAATCGCGCACACCGCGGTGGGCAGGATATAGGGCTGCTGGCCCTGGCCCGGTGGGGGCGAAAAAACGATGAGCGGCGGGCGCACGTAGTTCGATCCCGCGGAGGCCGCAACACCCCCCGTGGTCGCACCGAAGGTGCCCGTGACTCCGTAATTGCCGTTGTAGATCGTGCCGGCGAAGGACAGGGTGGTGTTGATGGCCCCGCCCACGATCGCATTCCACAGCGAGCCGCCCGCCGAGGGGGTGATGGTGAACACCGCATTGCCCGCGGTGTACTGCCCATTCTGGATGGTGACCGCGGCGCCGATCGAGGCAATCGCGTTGCTGGTAAAACCGTTGTAGCCGTAGAACCCGTTGGTGCCGGCGGAGCCTGCCGCAGTGATAAGTGCACCAATCGGACAGCCGGTGGTGTTCGCAATGCGATAGTTCACCCCGTCCGAGGAAATCGTGTTGAGCGACTGGGGCAAAACGTTCAGGTTCTGCCAGTAATTGAGGCCGTCATCGTACATCTGCAGCACGGTGTATTGGCCGAGCCCCAGGAAATACTGGCCCGTCATCGGATTGTTGGCCGCGAGCTGCGGAGAGTACACCGCACCGAATCCGCCGATGATGCCCTGACCGGTGGGCAGGGCCATCACTTCCCCGGGCGCCAGCGCAATCGGCGCCATGGGGTAGTTGTTCGATTGGCCCGAAATTTTGTTGAAAGGCATGGCAATGGCCTCAGATAGACACGAACGTGAACCCGGTGACCACGGTGGTCACCTTGGGCTTGGCGAGCACGAGCTCGAGCAGTGAGAGCACCGCTCCGATGTACCCGATCTGGTTGTTGGACAGCGTGGATTCGAACCCGGTGAAGGCGAAAGCCGCCCGCTCATGGATGTAGAAAGCCATGTACCCGGAATTGAGGAGGTACAGCGTCCCCTCCGGCACATACGGATCCATGTAGATCGGCACCCCGGAAACCATGCACGCGCGGAACGCCGAGCGCGCGCCCCAAGGCTCGTCGTCAAAACCCTTTTCCGGCGTGATGACGTAGGACTCATTGTTGGTGATGAATTCGTTCTGCAGCGTTTGCCACGTTGCGCACCCCATGACCCCGAAGGTGGGTAGCTCGCCACCGTACTTGAAACAACCGGTGATGTACTGCGCGACGATCGCGCGCGTCGGATTCACCGCGCCCGCGGCGTACCGCTTGGCTTTCAGCCACGGATTGGTGGTGCGCGACTGGTTGCCGTATATCACCGAGTTCGTGCCATCGTCCACCGCCGCCGGGAGCCCGATGATCTGGGTGGTGTTCGAGACATTGTTGAGCAAGGCCGTGGCCACACCGTCGCAATAGACGTTGCCGGCGTCGTTCATACGCGCGCCGAGCAACGGAATGATCTCGTGCGCGTCCTGAATGATCCCCTCGAACCCGAGGTAGGGGATCGGAATCACCGCACCCTTCAAATTGAACTCGAGGTTCGTGACCGCCGGCTGAATCGCGGGTTGGTTGAATGAGCCATCGTAGCCCACCCACTGCATGTTGACGAACTGCGCGCCCTGCGCGGGGATCGTGACCGAGGAGACACCCCCGGAGGCTGGCTGGCTGTTGGCGAGGAAAGCGGCCGTCAGCGGCGAGGTGTTGTAGAGCTGCACCACCAGCTTTTTGACGAACGCGCGGCGAACGACAAACTGCAATTCTTGCCCGAGCGAGTTGGCGCCTCCCGCGGGGACGATACCTGTACCTAACACCGGCATTGCAATGGCTCCTCGAAAAATCCCTCATCCGCCGCCGGTCAAACGGTGATGGGGTTGAACTCTTTAATGTAGCGGGCCCGCTCCCGCCGCCTTTCCACCCATGATCTCACCGAGAGCGGCATACGCCTGTTCCATGCCGATCTTGTCGAGCTTGGCTTTGTTGCCGATCCCAGGGCCCCACACATCTTTCTCCGGCATGGTGTACACGGGCGGCTGATAGCTCGCCGGGGTGGGCACCGAGGAGCGGCGTTCGGCCAGGTACACGCGCGCCGCGGCGTCGTGCGTCCAGTTCACTTCCTTATCGTCCACCATCATTTTCTCGATGGCGGTGACGTCCTCATCGGTGAGCTTGTAGTCGGCCTTGATCTTGGCGCGACGGTCGCGCACGTTGTCGCGCGCGTCGCGTTCCATGATGGTCCGCTCCAGCTTCAAGCGCTCCTCGCGCTCCGTCGCCACCGCCGCCATGACCCGATCGGCCGCGTCGATTTCAGGGATCGGTGTGTTGGGCGCCACTTTCTTGATGGCCCGTTGCAACACCTCGCGCGTTTCCGGGTTCGCGGCCAGGGTGCGCAGGAGGTTTGAGTTGCCTTCGAGGGTCGCGGCGTGAGCTCGCAGCTCATCGACCGTCATATCCTCGAGCGAGCGCGGCATTTAGCGGCGCCCCGCGTTGGGCTTGGAAATGGTCAGCGGGTTTTTCTGCGCGATGCGGGATGGCTTGTCGAGCCCACCGTGTTCGGCGTAGCGCGGTGGATTGATGATCTGCCCGTTTTCCTTCTCCGGATCGGTGGGCTTGCGCAGTCCTGCCGCACTGGGTTCCAAAAATCGCTGTGCCATAGATCGCCTCTTACTGTGCCGGAGCGGGTTGTGCGCGGGCCTGGGACATTTGCTTCAAGAGTTGCTTTTGCACCTCCGTCCCTCCACCCATTTGCGGCATCCGCTTCACCATTTGTAGGATTTCCGCCGGAACTAGGTCGGAAGTATCCTTCTTGGCAATCACGGATGCAAGTGTGTTCAAGGCCTTCAAGATCTTGCCGCCTTCCTCAGACTCACTACCGAAGGCGGCCAAGGCCTCCTCAAGTTGATTCACCGCGATGTGCACACTGGTCTGCGCGGCAGCCTTGTGACCTCGCTTATCCTGAGGGGTGGACATCGGCGCCGCGGCCGGCGACTGTCCTGGCGGAACGCCCCCCGGAGCTTGCGCGCCCTGCGCGGCAGGGCCGCCCGCACCGGGCATAGCCGAGGGCGGCTGCGCGCCGCCGCCCATGGCCGCGCGCATCATGTCAGGGGTTGCGCTCACGTCATGCGACGGGAACGCCGGGGCTTTTTATAGCCCCGGGTACTATGATCGAGAATCCCCATCGATCCTACTTCCGCTTGTGACGGCGCTTGTGTCGTGCCATGTTCGCTTCTCCTGTTCAGAGCGGCCACTTTTGATACTGGGGAGCAGCCATACCCCGGTCAACCGGTTACCCGCGGGCGTTACCCGCGGGCGTTACCCGCGGGCGGACTTCGCGCGTGAGGGCTTGGCTCGCCCCATGCGCACGTGCATCTTGCCTCGCGGACTTTTGTTGAAATTGCGCATGTACGCATGACCGGGCTGGCGGCCCCCGGGGGGCTTGGCTGCGCGATCGTGACGGGACATACCTTCCATCATGGGTGCTTACCTTTTTTAGCCTTGCCACCGGGCGATATGCCCATCTGCAGTTCCATCTTACGATCTTCCGCCTCCGCTTTCTCGAGCCGCTTCAAGCGCTCCTTCAAATCCTGCAAGTTCGGTGGATCCATCATGTCCAAGAACGTCTCGCGATCGATGGCCTTGGCCTCGAGCATCGTGACCGCATCGTGCTTGCGGTCTTCCACGAAAATCGGACTGGAGGAGTGTGCATCCACTTTCACCTCATAGTCTTTTGTAAACTGTTCCGCAGTGAAAGGCAACTCGTTTGACCCGTCCGGTGTCTGAATCGCTGCCACAAAGCGCTGTTCCGAGTGGTCCTGCACCAGATGCAGGATCTGCCCTGCCGCCTCCTCCGCGCTTTCCTCCACCGCCACCGCCCGTTCCTTGGGCCGCGAGGATCCCAATCGGGCCATCAAATCCGCCTGGCCGCGCGAGCGCACGCCCGGTTCCCCCTTGCCCTGGAGTACGTGGCCGATCCCGGCCTGGTCATCGAACATGGCATCGATCTGCGCAATCTCGGCGAAAATATCCGCCGGCATGGTGGGCGGATGCTGCGTCGCCTTGGTGGCCGGCGACGGGAAGCTCACCAATCCGCCGGCACCGTGGAGCGAGGCCATTTTCTCCTCTGTGATCCCCACCCCGCCGGTGATGGTCCAGGGGGGTTTGACCTGTTTCGCCATGATCTTTTTCACATCAAGGACACGCTCCGTGCGCCAATCCTGTAACCACGTCAGTCGCGCGGCGAAGGATGCCCCGAAGAAATAATCATAGAGGTTAAGCTCCGGCCGAATCACCGTGAAGGGCGGCACCCCTTTGATGTGCCCCAGCCAGGAGGAGGGACGATCGTAAATGGTGACATCCGGCGCCGCCCGGGTGACCACTTGAAAGTCCTCGAGCTCATCGCTCCACACATACAGATCCACCATGTCGATCAGATCGACTTCAATGCGCGGTGCATAATCGTATTGCGGCCCGCCGCCCTGGCCGGCCATGCCGCCCGCGATCCCTGAGCTCGATCCGGGGATGGCAAGCGACCCGGGCACCCCACCCACGGGTGAACCCAAGAGGAGTCGCGACATGCCGGAGGAAATCGGCGGCAGGGAATCCGCATCCGTGCGCCCCGCGCGCTGCATGATCGAGGCTTTGCGGGGATTGCCCTGCAATTCCGCCTCAAGCTGCGTGCGGGTGATGGTGTAGTGGTGGGTGAAGGCCTCTTGATCCGGCAGCTCGATGATATCCTCGCGCAGCACCCCGAACTGGTGGGGTTCCACCAGATAGGACCGCACGCGGTTGTTTTTCCACATGAGCTTTAAGAGCATGATCCCGAACACATTGGCCCATCGAAGGCCCATGCCGAACAGCACGTGCGTGCGACTCACCCGCCATTGCTCCGTCACCTCGCGCGCCAGGGGCACCGCTTTGAACACCTCATCGCGCGGCGCCTCCGTGCCTAACTGGATCGAAAAGCGAATGGCATCGGGCGAGTAGATGAAGCTCGAGAGTGTGTCGATCGTGGAACCGATCTTGTTGTAGGGCGCACCCCCGGCGGTTGCGCTGCCAAAGAGGTAATAATTGCGCGCGGTCTGGTAGAAGTTAAACCGGTCCTGTCGGGAAACCGTACACTGACGCACCAGCTCCCGGTAGAGCCGGTCGCGCTCGATCATGTCACTGGGCAGCTTCACGCCACCATCGCATCGAGAGCCGCCTTGTCTTTCCGTTCTCCCGTCGCTTCCCCAGCACGCGGAATGCGCCGGCCGGTCACGCCCAGTTCCGTGGCCGCCTCGCGCATGCCATTGTTGCGGGTGAGCACGATCGATGACCCGTCGCGCTTTTTATAGGCTGTGGGCAATTGCGCGACTTGGGAGAGTTCGGCGAACGATCGGCCCATGACCTTTTTGCACTGATCCCCCCACAAAAGCTCCTGGCCGTTCTCCGCGCGGCCTTTGAACGAGGCCTCGCCTTCCTTGGCGGTTTTCAACCGGGTGGTGCCCATCATGTCGGCGGACTTGCGCACCCCGGCGTCGAAATCCTTTTTGAACTTCGTGCCGATGGTGACGGCCGTGCGAAATTCCTGCGTCACGAACTCCGACGCACAACCGAAGGCCGGGCAAATAGCGTGGCTTGCCTCAAATTCCCCGTGCTCCACGCACACCCATTCCTTGATCGCCGCCATGTCAGATCCCCTTTAATCGTGGACCGGCTGCGGTGAGCTCGATCCGGCAGCCGATATCCGGCCTTTTCTCCCGCGTCGCGGCAACCACTTGCGCCAGTGCCGAATTGATGACGTACCACCCGGTAACCGTGCGTGCCTTGACCAGTCGCCCACTATCCCACCCCCGAAAGAACCGTGACAGTGCCTCTTGGGACTCCGGATCGATGCTGCGAGCCCGGGGTGCCTCGCTAAACCGCATGGCATAGAGCAGCGATTCGCCAATGTGACTATAGCGCGCAATGTCCTTGAGCCGCAAAACCTGGTTGTGGGGGGAGTCTAATTCTAGGTTACAGCGCAGGTGCCGGGCACTTTCATACACCTCGCATAGCCTTCGGCGGATTTCCGCCACCGGGAGGGGGTCAATTGAATCCACGCAACTTGACCTGTTGAGAATTCAAAAAATTCAGCACCGAACGCTCCGCCGCATTATAGACACGCACCGGGCCGTGAAGGGCCATTTCCCGCGCGTAGGTGCGGTTGTAAGCTTCCATTTCCGGCTTGATCCAGTCGTTCCAGGCAATCACCCCGATAGCCAGGCTGATAACCCGGTCGTCCTTGGCCCGGCCCTCGCCGCCAATCTTATCGCCTTGGCGGTGCACGTTGCGAAACTGCTGAACGCACGCGGGGGAATTGAGCTCGATCATGTCACGCTCGAAGTAACTGCGCAGCGTCGACATCATGCGCAGCTTCTCCTTCGGATTGGTCTGCCACTGGTAGGCGAAGGCGCCGTGGATGGAGTCCTGCCGCTTGAACAGATAATCCCGAATCCGCCCAATCACATCAAAGGCCTCGAGGCGCGGATCCCCCGCGGCCATCTGCCCGGCCTGACGCTTCAAGTTCGTCAGCTCATTAAACACCGCACCGCCCGGACCCTGCATTTCAAGATTCAGCATGCAATCCGCGGCCCCCGAACCGTACCAGCCGGCCAGGTGCGCAATCACCCACGCGAACTGCTGTTCGGTCCAGGTGGTTGTGCCCAACTCAGCGACCTGGGTCACCCGATCGGCGTAACAGCGCAGCATGTTGCCGGCGAACTCATCCGCCCATTCCGAGGAGCCGTAGGCGGGGTCCGCCCCGAGCACGTACCGGCCGGGTGGGCCTTCGGTGACGTCCTTACCTGTGCGCGGTGTCTCCCACACGACGAGCTCCGCATTGTCCTCGTTGGTCTCCAAGAACCGTGTGTCCTCGAAATTCAAACCAAACTCATAGCGAAAGTACAGCCGCTCCTGCTGGATCGCGTACTGGTATGCCTGGTTGACCCGTTCGCTCGAAAAGAACTTTGAGCCCGACAACTGAAAGGCGTAATCCTCTGTGGGCGGCATTTCCTGCAGCGCCAGATTCTCATCCCCCTTCATCTGTTCGGTACAGTACCAACGCCACCAGGCCAACTGTTCCGGTGTAATCTCCACCGCATAGCGCTCGAACACCTCGCGAATCCACTGCCGCTCATCGGAGGTGGGCGCTCCGTCCCAATACGATAAGTATTCGGGTGAGTCGGCCGGCCAGGAATACAGCTCATTGCGCCACCAGCCGACGAAGATGGCCATTTGCGTCTTGGAATTCTTGGCCACTTCCCAGGTTTGATAGAACATGTTGTAGCCGCGCGCGGTGGACTCCAAAATGTAGAGCCGATTGGGGTTCTTCTGCGCGAGCGTGTTCACCAACGAGCCGAACCCCTCCTCATCCCCCCACGAGCTGCACTCCGTGGCGTGCATGTAGTTCACGCTCTTAGCGCGGCCCAGATCGCCTTTTTTCTTCGTGCCTGCGACCATGTACACCAGGCGCGAGCCGTTTTTGAAAATGAGCTGGGTGCGGTTGTGCCGCTCGATGGGCGAGCGCACCTGCGAGGGTAAGGAGTTTCGGTACTGTTCGATGTAGGAGCGGAACACCTCGCGGTTCTCATCGGTGTCCGTGACGATCGCGCCCTGCAAGCCCTCGCACTTGGAGGTCCAGTACAGATCCAGGGCCAGGGTGACGGTGCTGATCCCGAGCTGGCGACCCTTCAAAATCACGAAGGTGTGAATATCGTTCGAGAGTCCTTCGGCTATTTTATCCACGACATAGCGCTGCGTGCCGAGCCAGGTCAAAGGGATGCGCCCGAGCTCCTTGGTGTCGACCCGAAGTTTCCCGCAAAACGCCTCGAAGCGCTGCGGATCGAAGACGATCACAGCAGGAAAGCCAGCCCTGCGCAGAGGAACGAATCATTGTCCGCGCCGGCGGGGGCCAAAAACTCCACCGTGTACTGCCCCGCCGGGCGGGTGGCAATCCCCCACCCCCAGGTGGCAATGTGGGCACCGGCCTTCTGATCGTAGGCAAACCAATCGCCGCCCGGATTCTCCACCCCGGTCGACACACTGGGCATCAAGGGGCCCGTGCCGTTCTCGGTGGTGTTCATGGCCCAGGCGACGGTTAAGATCTGCCCGCCCGCGGTGAGCTTGATGGGCCCCGTGCTGATGCGCGCGGGCCCACTGACATCGCGCGTCCACTTGGATCGAAACCCGGCGAGCATCGCCGGTGCCGCAATCTCCACCGCCAAAAAGCCCACGTAGTCGGTCCAGACATTGCTGTAAATCAAGGACTGCGCGGGAGCGGCCCCGGGACAGGCGAACGTTTGAAGCCACTCATCCCCGTTCCAGGTGGTGTCCGCCTCCCAGGTGCACGGGATATAGGCGTTGGACCCCGAATCCCCCATCACGCCTTTGCGCGTGACGTCATGCGAATAGACCCCCGCGACCGCAATCGTGGATCCTTGAACGGTGCGCTGATTGAAGGCTTGCGTTAAGGAAGCCACCGCTTTCTTGCCGGTGTTGGGCGCCTCGATGCTCTGCAGAATAGGGGAGGTGGTCATAGCATCCTCAAGTTCCAATGTTTCGCCGCCTTCTCCAAGGTCTCCGCCGGGGGTCCGCCGCACTGACACGCAGTGCATTCTATGATAAAGGAGCCTAAGTCCCCCGACACCAAGATGCCGCGCACCGCGCGTTGCTCCCGGCTGCTGCAAAAGGGACAGCGGCGCAGCACAATGTCGCTCTTGACCGTCGCCACGGCGTTTTCGAGCTCACCACTCATGCCACGCGCTCCTCGCTGTACTGACCCTTCACCGATTGGTTGAGCGTGCGGCCCACGGAGGAGGCATAGCGCACCTCATCGGCTATATACCGGGGGACTTCCGCGTAACGGTAAATGTGCCCCGACTTGAACTCCACCTCGAGCGTACCCGTGTCCGATTGGCCCTCCGCCTCCCACCCCACGGAGGCGACATTGCTGGAGCTCACCGGGATGCGGTTCACCGCGGCAAGCCCCGCAGCGCCACCGCCACCTGGGGCATTTCCTCCGCCGCGATCTTCTGGCCCTGCACCCCTTGGTAGGCCTGGGCGCGCAGATTGCGCCGGATGTGGGCGCGCAAGCCGGCGCTGATCCCGTCGTCCTCCGGCAAGGGCAGGATCAACCCCTGGTCTTCCGCCTGGCGCACCAATTCGGAGGCCAGGGTCAAGGCGGCTAGGGACAAGAGCCTGGGCTCCTCCTGGTGCTCATGGCCGGCGGCCCAGGGGCTTGTGAGCAATTCGAGCGCAATGCGAAACCGAAAATCGAGCTGGCACCCGGAGGTGGCCGCTTCGAGCACGTTGCCTAGGTACCGATTCACCGGACTCGCCATATCTTGCACCACCCGAATTTGGTCACCCGCACCCTAAACGACAGGTCGCGACCGTACAGCTTGCGAAACGCATAAATGTAATTCTGCACGCTGCGCTTGTTGCGATCCACCTCCACGCACTGCCGCAAGAGCAATTTGCCGAGGAGGGCGAACATTTCATCCCGTACCACCCCCGGCTGACGCTCCGGCGGTGGGGCATCATCCAACATCCGATAGGAAATAGCACGACCTTTTTGCACTATCCCTAAGGAAACTGTGGGTATTTCAACCATGCAAATAGCGTAGCACACGATGTGCAATGCCTTTTGTGGCTCAGTAGTTGTAGCCCGCCTTATGCACGTTGGTGGTGTAAGTCTTAGAAATTATTTGGAAATTTTTTGTGGGGGGTACCGTGGGGGTCACCGTTAACGTGCGCCGCTCGCCCAAGGAATTCCTTGAAAATCCGCCCAGGCCCGCTCCGCACGGCGGTTAACATAATGGCGATTATGCGAAGTAAGTACGTAACTCGTTGATTATGCAGAACTTTCCTCCAATTCCTATAACCCAACTAGGCGTTTTTACGTACACTAACCTTCGCGCACGGCCGCCCTTATGAACTGCGCTCATGGACTTGGCGGTTAGCATGAGCCAGATGCGGACTTGGCGGTTAGCATGAGCCAGATGCGGCGCAGCACAGCCGGCGGGCCGCCGATGTTCCACGTGGAACGCGCGAGGTGCCTCATACCGGCTAGGCGCCACGGACAAGAGGTTCCACGTGGAACATATCTACGCCACCGATGCGTGAGCGACCAATCAATCAGTCTTGACGATAGGCAAGCGTGACGTCTGACCATGCGGCCCCGATGACATCGAGAACTGTGGCCAGCACGGACAAGAGGTTCCGTGGAACATATCTACGCCACCGATGCGTGAGCGGCCAATCAATCAGTCTTGACGATAGGCAAGCGTGACGTCTGACCATGCGGCCCCGATGACATCGAGAACTGTGGCCAGGACGTTCGGACTGATGTTGTGCGCCGGCACGCGCAACGGGTAGCGCACCCGCCGGATATGCTGCAATGCGTTAATCTGTAGCGCCGAGCAAATGTAATGCGCGGGGATGTGCCCGTCGCGCTCCAAGATGAAGTCTTCGATATCGCGCACACCGTAGGCGTCGCCAATCTTGGCCTGCAGGTTCGCTTCCCAATCCTCGTATTCGGTTTGCGTGGCGTTCAAGGTCGCCCGGATCCGGCGGGTACATGTCTCAAGCCGAGGGTCTCGAATATGCACGCCAGGGGGCACCGAGCCTACCCGATCCGAGCGGCTATCTAAGTATCGGCCGTCGGCCAGGACGCCGGCCGCGTGGCTGACATGTTCGCCGCCTCCGAACCATCCAATCAGCCTCGAGCTGAGATTGTGCCCCTGAAGCAAGTCAACGCAGATCTGTGCCATGGCGCACAGTTTACGATCCCTGGCCGCAATTTTCAAAATAGTGCTTGACAAGTATTCCGCCTAGTATATCATTTGCACATTGAGCAAATGAAACAGGCATGAGTCTTTAGCCGATAGCCCACTCAACGTGACCTATCGGCTAGGGATTTTCCCCGGCAACGCACGCGGCGCGACGTCCGCACTGACTAGGAGTAATTGAACATGGAACTTATGCAAGCGAATCGCCAATGGTCTACCCGTCCCGACGACGAACGTTTCCTTTCGCTCACCGAGTTGAACGCGCATTGCTGCGCGCAGCGCGAACTGAGCGTGGGCAAGGTGGTGTCCTCCCGTGCGCTGACCGCATCCCCTGTTGAAGGGGACCACAGCGCATTGATGCTCACGGGCCCGAACGGCGCACCCGTGAATCTCACCAATTGGAGTTTTGGCCAATTGGCCGCGCGTGCCGGCGTGCCCGCCGGGTACGTGCGCTCGATCCCGTCCCCCCTGGCCGCCGATTGCATCAATTACGGCCTTCACTACGCGCGCGACGTCGAAGAATGCGGCGTGCTCCTCACCAAGTCCCGGGGGCACTCCGAAAACCCACCCCCGGCCACCGTGCGTGCGCTCACAGGCCCGAACTACGGCCGCATCTGGAACCACACCATTACACAGGCCTTGGTGCGCCAATTCGGTGATGGTGTAACTGGCACGTTCAAGGTACCCGGGGAATTCGGCGTGCAAGGCAATCCCATCACCAAGCAATCGACCACCCTCTACGCGAGCGACCGTGACATGTGGGTGTTCCTGGCTGACGAAACCAATCGTATTGAACTGCCGAATCGGCGTAACGGCCGCACGGGATCGCTGGCGCGCGGTTTTTTCTGCTGGAACTCGGAAGTAGGTTCGACTACTTTTGGCTTGGGCACGTTCCTGTTCGACTACATGTGTGGTAACCATATCGTGTGGGGTGCGGAGGATTACCAGGAACTGCGCATCCGCCACACTTCCGGGGCCCCGGATCGCTGGATCGAACAGGCCGCCCCGGCTATCGCCAAGCTATCAAGCTCGAGCGCAATCGGTATCACCGAAGCGTTGAAGGCCGCCCAAGCAAAGCGAATCGAGAATGTGGATGAATTCTTGAACGCACGTTTCACGAAGTCTCAGACGTCCGCCATCAAGGCCGCGCATATGCAGGACGAGCAACGGCCCATCGAGTCCCTGTGGGATGCCGCGACGGGCATCACGGCCTATGCCCGGGAGATTGCCCACACAGATGATCGGGTACGTTTGGAGCGCGAGGCCGGCAAGGTGCTCAAGCTCGCCGCCTAAAGTCCCTCCCTGTGGCGGGTGTAGCCGCCACACCCTTCGGCGGGCCGCGGGGCCCGCCTTTTTTGGAGAAACTTGAATGGAACTCACCATAGAACAGTTGATTGAACAACGCGCATGCGCCAGCCAAGTGAAACTATTCCGCGAGATGTTTGGCCGTAGCGTCAACATCACGCAAAAGGCATGCATCTGTGTTGCAGACAAGTTTGATTTCGCCTGGGCCGCGCGGAAGCTACTGCCGGCGCCAGCGCTGGCCGAGTACGAGCGCGTCAGGGTGCAAGCTTGGGCCGAGTACGAGCGCGTCACGGCGCCAGCGCTGGCCGAGTACGAGCGCGTCACGGCGCCAGCGCTGGCCGAGTACGAGCGCGTCAGGGTGCAAGCTTGGGCCGAGTACGCGCGCGTCAGGGTGCAAGCTTGGGCCGAGTACGCGCGCGTCACGGCGCCAGCTTGGGCCGAGTACGAGCGCGTCACGGCGCCAGCTTGGGCCGAGTACGAGCGCGTCAGGGCGCCAGCTTGGGCCGAGTGCGCGCGCGTCAGGGTGCCAGCTTGGGCCGAGTACGAGCGCGTCAGGGCGCGCACGTTTGCCAAACTCTATAACTCAACAGGTGCCCTATGATTTTCTTTCATCCCCGTCTGCCCGTGCGCGACATCGCGCGGTTTTGCATCGTGCAAGGCTATGACGTCCGTTGCCTGACACGCTACCGGGCGGACGGATCCCGAATCATCCTAACCCTGGCCGTGCCCGTCCCTAACCTTGTGGATCCCCTAACCGATAGCGAAGACGGATGCCCGGACATCGGTGACTACATTGATTTCATCCATCCCGAATGAGGTGCCTTGGCGGATCCCGGCTACTAACCCGCGGCCAGCGGAACCGCAAGCTCCGCAACAAACGCCAAAAGTGTCTCTGCGGCGCGTTTTGGTTCCCACATCGTCGCGGGTCTGCGGGGTGGGTGTGTGGAAAATACATCAAGTGTAGGGACTGACCTTGGCGCGTCCGCGCATCCCGTACCGATGGG